CTCGTCGGTCAGCCCGAGGTGTCTTTCTTCAGGTCCACCTACAAACGTCATACAAATTTTTCCCAAACTGTCGAGCGTCAAGTCATTCAAGGCAACGTCTCAAATGGTGGTATGTCCACCGTCCGCTTCGAGCGCAAGGGTGACATGCTCAACTATGTCTACCTCGTTCCCAACACAGGAACTGCGACGGTCGCCGTTGCTGACTGGAGGACTGTAATTTCCAAGGTCGAATTATTAATTGGTGGGCAACTTGTGGATGAACAGGATTCTACCTACTCTACTCTCATCGCACCCACCCTCTCCGCGACCTCCTCTTCCAAGTCGGTTGCCGGTGATCTCTATGGTGGCTCTACCAACGAGCGTTTCTACCCTCTCCGTTTCGCTTTCTGTGAGAACTGGCAGACTGCCCTCCCACTCATTGCCCTCCAATATCACGATGTGGAGCTTCGCATCACGTGGGGTGCCGCCGCCGCTGATTCCAGCAAGAAGTGGGACATCTACGCGAACTACGCCTACCTCGATACCCAGGAGCGCGAAGTCTTCGCTTCCCAGCCCCAAAATATGCTGATCACCCAAACTCAGAAGGCGATCTCTTCGGGCTCCAAGATCCAAGAGCTCAATTTCAACCATCCAGTCAAGTATTTGGCTGCCGCTGGTGACGACACCAACACCCTCTCCGCTGGTGGTGTGGCGTTCCTCAATGATGATAACAAGCTCAAACTCCAGATCAACGGTACCGATGTTTCCGACTTCAAATTCGCGAACCCTAACTACACCTCGGTTCCTCTCTATTACCACACCTCCCACGGTAACTCTGGCCCAGGTACTAAGCTCTTCACCTATCCTTTCTGCCTCGAGACTGGTAAGCTGCAGCCCACTGGTACCCTCAACTTTTCCCGACTTGACTCGGCTCGTATTGTGAATGATACACGGTCGGTAAACAAAGATATTTATGCCGTAAATTACAACGTCCTCCGTATAGAGAATGGTATGGGAGGCCTTTTATATTCTAACTAAATAGTAAATGTGGGACCTTATTTTCCTACTCGCCATCGTTTTTGTATTGACGTACGATCCTAAATCCAGGACACTCGAAACGTTTATCGGTCAACCCAAGACACCGTCGACCAGTAAATCTTGTGAAAATGCGCATTACGAAGCCGTCCAATTCGCTCAGACACCGTATGAATGTTCACCCCAAGGTAGGACTAAGATGGGTGTAATTACTTAAAAAGAAAAAGGGATAGACAAGTATATGATCCCCCTTAATCACGAAAATGTCATGATGATCGCCACAGCAGTATGTGTTGTAGGTGTTATTTTCCTACTTCGCGAGCTTCATAAGACTCGTGAAGAACTCTATGAGCTTCGAGATTTCTCAGAGGATGTCATGGAAAAGCTTAATTCCATAGATGGGGATGGGGACGCGGATGACAATTTGTCGGAAATGACCCCAGAAGAGGAAAAATTGATTGAATAAACATATCCGCATATTATAACTTGCGAATGAGCAATGAAAAAGTACAAGGCGATTGCAATACCGGTTAGCTTTGTAGACGGCAAACCGAGATTCCTCACTGTGAGAGATTGGAGATTCAAGGAATGGATATTTGTCACAGGAGGATGTAGAAGACGAGAAATTTACAACCCGATTCGTTGTGCTCTTAGAGAACTGGAAGAAGAGACTAGAGGGGTTATATCACTAAAAAATGGACAGTACACCGAATTTAAGTTTATACATAAAGAGAGTCCCACGGTTGATTTAGAGTATAATGTGTTTATATTCTTTGTCAACTACACCAGGTCTCAGCAAAATGAATTCGTACGAAGATTCTATGAAGAAAAGCAAAAAACATCAGTAAAGAAGGCACTCCACCAACCGTATAAGAAAACGTATGACGAGAATGACTTTATGAGTTTTGATACTCTAGAAGAATACAATTCACGTAAACGTTGGAAATTGATAGTGGACAATGTGATTAAAAATCCAGAGTTCTACTCTTGCATAAGTTCTCACAATAGAAAAACCTTCTCTATAAAATAATGAAGTCCAAGGCTTTCATCTTACACCAGATCGGAGAGTTGCTCGATAAGAATAGGGGAATGTGTGAAGATGAAATTGTTCAGTGGAAAGAAGATAACAAGGATAAAACTGTGTATGAACTTCTAGTTATAAAGAAGGATTTAGCAGAAAAAAAAGTATACCAAGATGTTTCATTTATGAAGTGGTTTAGAGATGACGACCAATAAATGGATATGTTTAAGAGTTGGTGTGCGTCTCAAAAATTTGATAATGCATCCAATCTATCACATGTGCTCATGGACGGAGGAAAACTCTCTGTGCCATTTGATAGATTGAACGAATTCTATGAAAAGTACATAGAAGCTATCGGTACGAGTGAAAAGTTATTCGTCGTGGAACAAAAGACTCCAACCTATAACTTCTTCATAGACATCGATTACAAGGATCAAGATTCACTCTCAATTGAGGAGATCAAGTCGATTTGTAAAATCATATGTGACAAGGTGAAACGTCACGGTGGTAAGAATTGTCTCATATCTGTGTCACCTCCGAAGACTGTTGGTGACTTTATCAAGACTGGAGTACATCTCAACTGGCCAGACTTTGTCGTGGATCAAAGTTCCGCGATTGCTTTGAGGGATCATGTCCTCGTGGCATTATCCAAGGCTAAAAGTTCATATGATTGGAATGATATCATAGATTCATCTGTGTATGGTGATCTTCAGAGAAGGACAAAGGGAAGTGGCTTTAGGATGCCATGGTCGTATAAGAAAGCTAAACACGACGCATGTGGTGGACGAGGGTGTTCTGGTTGTGAAAATGGTAAAGTGAACCAATTGGCCTATCTTCCAGTTTTCATGTACACACCAGAGCCGTTGAGTACAATTATTCGTGTACCACCAACACCGGATGTCAAAATCCTAAAGATGTCTGCGGTTCGTACAAATGCTCCTCAGACTACATTTGTTAAACCACCTTCTATGCCTATGAGGGAGGGTGCATTTACAGAAGATGAAATTAAGGATGAACTTCGGGATGAAGAACTCAAATACATGATACAGTCTTTTGTTCAGAAGAATCTAGAGGGACAATCTACTGCTTACATTACTAAAGTTTTCAAACACAAAAATACATTCCTAGCCGCAACGAATTCAAACTATTGTGAAAATCTGAGAAGAGGACATAATTCAAATCATGTGTGGTTCATAATCAGTGGTAAACTCATTATACAGAAATGTTTCTGTCGTTGTGAAACACTCAGGGGAAGGAAGGATGGTTTCTGTAAAGATTTCTGTGGTCGTCGTCATGAATTACCGAGTTCCATAATCAATAAGTTGTATCCCAAAAAAGAGGAAATCCAAAATTGTCCAGAAATTAAGAAATTTGTTGAAAAACCCCAACCTAAACAAACTGAGATAAAACCCCTATTACAGAGATTTGTTCGGAAATTTATGGATAACCAGTTGGACACTACAATTGTGAGTGTAAAGAGAAACAAAAACAACTACGTAGCCCTCACGACCTCAATGTACTGTGAATCTATCAAGGGGGAACACGCAGATCATGTAATGTCTTATATCATCAAGGGTAATAAAATAACACAACAGTGTCCAATTTGTAAAGGTAAAAAGAATATAGCTAGAACACATCAGATTATCGATAATAATCTCGTAAAACTACTTAAACAATAATACAGAGTACTAGTAAATGGTTATAGTTACTCGTACCCGTTCAGGAAGACATATAAAGAAACCTGCTCTATTCCAGCCCACGGAAAGTGTTTTAGAAGACGATTACGGTACGGATGAACATGATACTGATATAGATTCTGAATTAGACACAGACGACGAATTATACGATGAAGACAGTGAAGAGGAATATGAAGAAGACGCAGACGAAAATGGCAATCTCAAGGACTTTGTGGTAGAAGATGAAAGTGAAAGTGAGGAAGAAAGCGCTTAAAAAAAACCGTTTATATATTAGAAAATGGAAACTGATATTGGTAACCCCATTGAATATAATCCTGTTCTTCAAGAAGTTCCAGAGGAGAAAGATGAAAGTAACGAGAAACACTCTGAGGAGTATTACTTTCATCCATCTGATTATCCACCGCAACCACCACCTTATCAAGGTCAAGAATCATTCGATTTATTCAAGAATGTTGATAAATCAACATGGATCATAGCGTTTGCTGTATTTTTACTTGGATTTTTTATGGGGAAAACCATGCAACCAGTTATCCTCAGGTACACTTGAGAATGGAACAAACTTTCCTATATTACCAACTTTTGGAGGTATGAAATGATTGATAAAAGGATCTTTATATGTGTCCTTAATAAATCCAGCAGTAGTACTGGCTTCAGGTTCCTTAACCTTTTTCTTTTCCCTTTTGTTTTTTGGACCCATCCCTTCAAAAAACAAAATAAAGAAAGCACTGACGAGAATGATTGTTACGATTGTACCGATCATTTAATATTAGTTATGAAAATTATTTACTTGGAAGAAACTTCGGGTTCACCTTCATCCTTTGATTCCTCGATCGTAGCCTCAGTAGAAGCGGCAGCTTCCTCGCGCTGCTTCTGACGATCCTTCATCTCTTGGGCAACAATCTCATCAGCCTCCTTGACGAGATCCTCCATATTGGCATCAGGCTTCTCCTTCTTGAGACGCTCTAGAACCTCAGCTGGGTGAGAGATGGGAGCCTCATCGGGTTTCGTGTAGAAGGTGGAGTTGTCGTCACCAGGGGAAAAGCCAGTCTTGTCAGCCATACCTTGCTTACGTTCGTTAAACATACGAGCAGCCTGAGCCTGATTCTCCTTGTAACCAGTCATGATCTCCTCAAGCTTATCATTGGTATAGTGAACATCCTCAATCTTAGAAGAGTCGGGTGGAATGAGGAGCCACTTGTACATGTCAACGACGTAGATGTCAAACGTGGGATCCTCCTTCTGAAGACGCTTGGCGTGATTCGCA